AGATGGACCCGATGCAGCCAGAACCAGTTCGCAAAATTCAAGATCAGAACGGGATAGTAATTGAAAAAATCTACAATCCTGGCGTTGGTAAGTATGATGTGGTCGTTACCACTGGTCCTGGTTATGCTACCAAGCGCCAAGAAGCTCTGGAAGCTATGGCTCAGCTGCTGCAAGGTAATCCGCAACTGTGGCAAGTAGCAGGCGATCTATTTGTTAAGAACATGGACTGGCCTGGTGCTCAGGAGATGTCAAAACGCTTCGCTAAGACCATCGATCCTAAGATTACGTCTGAAGCTGATGAATCGCCTGCCCTGCAAGCCGCCCAGCAGCAAATGCAGGCAATGGGTCAGGAAATGGAGCAAATGCACCAGATGATCCAAAATGCCGCTAAGTCCATTGAGGCTCAGGAACAGCGCCGTAAGGATTACGAGGCCGAGATCAAGGCTTATCAGGCTGAAACGCAGCGTATTGCAGCTGTTCAAGCCGGTATGTCGCCTGAGCAGATCCAAGATATCGTCATGGGCACGATTGCCGCAGCTCTGGACACGGGTGATCTGGTCGGCGGTGAGTTAGAACCACGCGAGATGCCGGGTCAAGAAGAACCAGGTGAGATGCCTGAACAAATGCCACAACAAGGGATGATGCCAAATGAAATGCAATGATTTTGTAGGTATGCTGTTTCTAGCACGGGATGTAACCCATTCCGTGCATCTGAACACCCGTAGCTACGCTAAACACAAGGCGCTTCAGGGATTCTATGAAAGTATTATTGATCTGGCTGATGGGTTTGCTGAGGCATATCAAGGTCGCCACGGTTTAATTGGCCCGATTTCCCTCATGTCGGCAAAGAAAACTGGCAATGTGGTGGAATTTTTACAGGATCAGCTTGCTGAGATTGAAAAATGCCGATACGATGTCTGTGAAAAGGACGATACACCGCTTCAAAACCTGATTGATGGTATTATTGAGCTGTATCTGAGTACTCTCTACAAGCTCCGCTTCCTAGCATAAGGACTTAACATGGCGAATTACACTCAAACCAACGCTACCAATCAAGTTAAAGTCGGTGCTGGTAAGCTGTTTGGTATCTTTGTCTCGACGACATCTAGCGGTACCCTGACTGTATATGACTCAGCTGCTTCCAGTGCATCGGACCCTAAGATTCTTGATACGATCACCGTAGCCGCAGGTACAACCTATGCGAATTTTCCGGCTGGTTTGTATTTTAATAAAGGTCTTTATATCGTTCTGGCTAATAGCGCGTCTTATACAGTGGCTTACGAATAATTGGAGTAACAATATGGCCGTAAATCTTTCCCCAATCTGGGGCGCTGGCGCTCAGCTCCTCGACAATAGCGGCAACGTCCTTTCTGGTGGCAAGATTTACACATATCTTGCCGGTACAACGACTCCGGCCGTTACTTACACAAGTAGCAACGGTAATACGGCCAACTCTAATCCGATTATTCTTAACTCAGCAGGCCGTGTGCCTTACGAGATCTGGCTAACGGATAGCATCGAGTACAAGTTTGTCCTCAAAGACAGCAACGACACGCTAATCGGTACATGGGATAACCTGATCGGCATTAACAGTAATTTTATCAATTACTACGGTCAGCAAGAGATCCAAACGGCTACCGCTGGTCAGACAGTATTTACGCTGACCGATTTTGAGTATCAGCCTGGTACTGGCAATCTATCAGTGTTCGTGGATGGTGTGAACCAGTATGGTCCTGGTGCTCAATATGCGTTTGTAGAGACTAACTCGACTACAGTTACGTTTGTATCCGGCCTTCATGTAGGCGCATCGGTTAAGTTCACCACGACTAAGCTAGAGAATCCTGGCGTAGCAGACGCATCGCAAGTTACTTATACATATCCTGACAGCAACGCAGTACAGGAAAGCGTAGAAGAACGACTGGCTCAATATGTCAGCGTTAAAGACTTCGGTGCTGTTGGTGATGGTGTAACTGATGATACTGCTGCTATTCAAAATGCTATTGATTATTGTTTAACAGCAAACAAGTCTTTATATCTTGAAGGTAATTTCAAAATTACCGAACTGACGATTGAAAATAATACTGGAAACGCTTTTAGATTGACAGGTAGAGGTGTTTTGCTTGGTGCAAACACAGGCACTTATGCTGCAATGTTGAACATTAAAAATAGTTCAAATATAACCATTGATGGTAATTTGAGTGTATTTGGTAGTTACAATACTGGCTATGGTGCGGGTATTCTTTGTTACACAGATAATGGTTCAAATGCGTCCAGATTGCAATTTTATAATGTAAATTTTGGAGGAATTCGCCGCGCTTGGCAGTTTGGTAGAGAAACAGAACCAGATGCGCTCATTTCGGAAAATAACGTGTTTGGTGGAACTTTATATGCAGTTCCACAAGCTGTTGCTGTAATTGGTTCGCAAACCGTAACGAATTTTATTGGATGCCAATTGATTACTGGTGACGGTGGAGTACCAGCTTTTGCAAGCATTGAACGCAGGGTTATTTTGAGCATTGGTGGTAGTGCAATGGTTACAGGTGGTGAACTATTGATTACTGACAATACAAGTGGGCGGCTTGTAGAAATGCAACCAATTGCCAGCACTTTGTATGGCAATCCTTACGGCATTATAAGTATTACAAACGCAGCAATTGAATCTGCAAGTGGATATGGACTTATTCATAACCCAGATAGTTTGTCTGCTCCAACATCGTATGCATCAAAATTCATAGTAACGCAATGCTTCGGTTATCATGCTGTAAACGGCGTTTCAATGGTTTATGTTGGCGCTGGGTATTTGGGTAACATTACATTCACTAACAACAATTTTTACTGCCCTGTTTCTAGAACATTGCCTAATGTTCAATGTGTAGATTCTGGCCCATTAGTTTATGTGGATAGCGTAAGTTTCAAAGAAGGCTTTATTCAAGGGCTTCAAGGACTTGTTGGCGGCACGTTAAAATTTGACCGCCGAATGATTTTTTACGCAAACGACGCAAACGGTCAAGCATTTTCAGTTGGTGTTCCTACTGTAGTTAAATGGACAGGTATTCTGACAACAGAAGATACTGGCCGTTTTAATGCACAGTATTCAACATCGACTGGATTGTTTACTATTCCTGCTGGTGGTCTTAAATCAGTTTGCGTAAATGCGGTTATCAGAACAAGCCAAACAGCGCAGTCATTGGATATTTCCATTTTTCTTAATGGAAGCATTGCCGCAGGAAATCCAATATCGTCTACTGGTGGTACTCAGCGCATAGTTGCAGAATTAGGCGATCTTGCGGCTGGAACAACAATTGGAGTTGTTATTACTCAACTTGGAGCGTCCTCTGTAAGTAATTTCGGTTCGCTTGAAAACATAACCATTATTGCTAGAAACTAAAATGGCTGCTACAGGTAAAACCCCAATCCTGCTGTACGGTAGCACTACTGCCAGTAATGTTCCGGCAGCAGGAAATCTAACTAACAGCTCTGATGGTTGCGAAATCGCAATTAACGTAGCTGACAAGAATCTGTTTTTCAAAGACGCGACCAATACAGTTAATACAGTACCAATCCGTCAGTCTAGCGCCAGTTCTAGCGGTTGGTTGTCATCGATTGATTGGAGCACGTTTAATGGAAAACAACCAGCCGGTACTTATGTAACATCTGTTACTGGTACTGCGCCAGTTGTATCCAGTGGTGGCACTACCCCCGTTATTAGCATGGCTGCTGCTACTGGGTCTGTTAATGGTTATTTGACCAGCACAGACTGGACTACATTCAACAGCAAAGTATCAAGCCAATGGACAACATCTGGCTTTAATTTGTACTATTCCGGTAACTTTGTAGGTATTGGCGGCAATCCTAGCGCGTGGGCTTCTATTCCGGCATTTCAGATGGCGAATGGTTCCATGTATGGAGCTGGTACAACTGATGTGGGAATGGTTCAAAACGCATACTTTAACGGTGGTTGGAAATACATCACATCGTCTATTCCCGCTTCTTTGTATTCTCAGTCTAACGGTGTTCATGCATGGAGTTATGCGGCAACCGGAACTGCTGGTAGTGCTGTTACGTTTGTTGAAGCGTTCAAGGTTTCGAATACTAGCGATGTAACAGTCAATCTTGGCAACCTAGTCATCGGCACTTCCGGTAAAGGTATCGACTTCAGCGCAACAGCGGCTGGAATAATTTGGAGAACTGGTGTAGGTAGCCCCGAAGGGGTTGTCACGGCAGCAGTTGGATCGTTATATACCCGTTCAGATGGTGGAGCCAATACAACATTATATGTAAAACAATCAGGAACAGGTAACACAGGCTGGGCTGCAAAGTAGTATAATGTGACTATGAAAAATTGCACTAAACGCAAAGCAGCTAAATACCTGCAAATATGAGGAACAATCATGCCTTTAACTAAAGTTTTTCCACAAATGATAGACTTGTCTACACTTGTCAATGCGTCAGATGATGCTGCGGCTGCGTTATTGGGTGTAGCTGTTGGTGAAATGTATCGCAATGGTTCCATTTTAATGGTTCGCGTGGCATAAGGAGTTATTAAATGGGTTTGATGAAAACAACAACTATAGATGAAATTAAGGTGTACGCTAATAGTCAAATCGAGGTTTGTGAAAAAGTAGAAATACTTGATGATGGCGTAGCTGTTTCTAGCAGCTTCCATCGTCACGTTGTGGCCCCTGGTGATGATTACAGTCAAGAAGATCCGAAGGTGCAGGCTATCTGTGCCGCCATCCAGACTTCAGAAGTCGTTGCTGCCTATCAAGCAGCACAAGAAGCAAATAAACTTCAGGTGTTGACACCTGAGGTATAATGTGTAACATCTGCATTAACCGTACTGGTCCGGTAGGCCAGGGAATCTAAGGATTCAAAAATGAGTGAAAATGAACTAGCGGGTGAAATCCCCGTGCCGGAACAGGCTGTAACGGCTGCACCTGAACCCGAAGTTTCTTCGCCGGAAGTAAATGCTGAAGTCGAGCAACCAGAAGAACAACCTGCTGCGAAGTCATTCACACAGGAAGAACTGGATGCCGCCATTGGCAAGCGACTTGCTAGAGAGCAGCGCAAGTGGGAACGAGAGCAACAACGTCGAGCTGTGGAAACACAATCGATCAAAGCTCCCGCAAATTTGCCGCCTGTTGACCAATTCGAGTCCCCTGAAGCCTATGCAGACGCACTGGCTGAACGTAAGGCTCAAGAACTGGTTGCCAGACGCGAAGCTGAGCGTGTCCAGTCTGAGATTATCGAGGCTTATCACGATAAGGAAGAAGAAGCCCGGAACAAGTATGATGACTTTGAACAAGTCGCATATAACCCGAGCCTCCGAATCACTAACGTAATGGCTGAGACAATCCAGTCCTCAGAAGTTGGTCCTGATGTAGCTTACTACCTCGGCTCTAACCCTAAGGAAGCGGACCGCATTGCCAAACTGCCACCTTTCCAGCAAGCCAAAGAAATCGGTCGGATCGAAGCCAAACTGGTAGCTGAACCGGTCACAAAAAGAACCTCTAGTGCTCCAGCTCCTATTGCACCTGTAACAGCCCGTACCTCTGGTACACCGTCTTATGATACGACTGACCCACGCTCTGTTAAAACCATGAGCACGTCTGAGTGGATTGAGCAGGAACGGTTGCGACAGATCAAGAAGATTGAAGCACAAAGAAACCGCTAATTTCATTTTTGAAAGGAAGTAACTATGTCAAATAGCATTTTGACCATTGACATGATCACCCGCAAGGCTTTAGAAATCCTTGAAAACAACCTGGTGGTCACCCGTAACGTGAACCGTCAATACGACGACAGCTTCGCTGTTGAAGGTGCCAAGATTGGTTCGACTCTGCGTATCCGTCTGCCGGACCGCGCCTTGGTAACTGACGGTGCCGCTCTGCAAGTTCAGGATGACAACGAACAGTACACAACCCTGACAGTTGCTTCGCAAAAGCACATCGGCGTGAACTTCACATCTGCTGAACTGACCATGCAGTTGGATGACTTTGCAGAACGTGTTCTAAAGCCGCGTATTTCGCAGCTGGCCTCGTCTATCGATGCTGACGTTTGCAACGCATACAAGACCGTTGGTAACTCGGTTG